GAAAGCTCGCCCTCGATGTAGGGCACGCGCGGCAGCTCCTGAAAACCATGAACGCCGTCTTGCCCTGCGATCATCGTGCGCTCGACCGGCGACGGCGACACCGTGAAGTTGCCGCGCAGCCGGACCTGATTCCCATCGACGGTTAGAAAGGCGATCCCGGCAAATTTCTGTGCCATGTCGCGTTACTCCTGTTTGTTCTGGGGAGATTTTCGGAAGGGGAAAGGTGCGGCGCGCTTACACGCCGCTCGACGCTGTCAGCGGGGTCGTATCGTTGCTGGTGTCGATGCCCCGGTCGTACTGCAGCCGGAATTGCGCCAGCACGGCGAAGACGCGGAGCTGGTTGATGAGGTCCGGCGGATACAGCACGTTGACGCGGTTCGGATTGTTGGTGTCGCGTTCGACGATCAGGTTGGCCTTGAACGCCGCGATGTTCTCGACCAGACCGTTGAACATATCGATGCGATACTCGGCCACCAGCTCCGCCTTGATCAGGCCCGGCGTGACAATGGCCTGACCGGGACCGAAGCGCGTGCCGTCGTCGGCGAGCTTATGGCGCGGATAGGCCGACGTGATCGCCTGCTTCTGATTGCGCAGCAAGCGCGCCAGCGTCGCCAGCGTGGTCACCAGCTCGTAAGCGTCGTCGCCCATGCCATACTGATTGAGCTGATAGGTCGTGGTCTCCCGCATGATCATCGGCACTTCGTTGGCGTCGGTCTGCTGCGTCGCGATTCCAGAGCCCGCCATGGTGTTCAGTTCGGGCTGGTTGAAGCGCTGGTGCAGCGGTGCCGGCAAGATGCCCGTGAATTCAAGCGTCTGCAGCGGTCGCGCCGGATCGTCGATCAGGGCGCGTTGCGCTTTCGCAGTGTACGCGGCGGTCCATTCATAGATCGGTGACGGCGAAGCCAGCTCGACGCCCATGATCGAGGTGACGCCGCTGTTGCGGGTTTCGCCAAACAGAATCATGTCGGAATAGTCGGATCGCTTCGCCGAGAAGATGTGACCGAACAGTTGCCGCATCCAACCCCAGCGCCCGGTATCGGTGAAACCGTACTCGGTCTCCCACGCCAACAACGACGTCGAGTCGGTGAACGGCAACGCCACGTATTCGAAATTGCGCTCGCCGAGATTTGAGATCGCCGTATCGAAGATCGGCACACCGACGCCGCCCGAGAGCATGCCGAGGCCCGAATAGGCGATGGTGATGCCGGTCGGCAGCTCCTGACCGCCCATGCGGCCGAAATAGCTGTCCGTCATGTCGATGTCGTTGCCGCTGGTGCCAAGCCAGTTGCACGTCAGCGTCACATCGGCCGCCGAACCAATTGCCGTGACCGGCAAATCGAAGTCCTCGTTGATCGCCGCCGCAATCGCCGTGTGAATGGCGGTGACCGTGTCCGTCGCGCCGATGTTGATCGGCACATGCTGTCCGCCGATGTAGAAATCGAGGGTGCCGGCCTCGTGGCCCCCAGCATCAGCCGTCACCGTGATGGTGCCGGTCGCGGCGGTGCCGGCTGTTGGTTCGGCAACCGGCAGGCCCCAGACTTCGTTGGCGAAGTTGTTGGCGAAGAAAGCGCGGAACATATTCGCCAGATGCGAGCCTTGGCCGAATTGCTGGTCGGCCTGCGCCTGCGTGCCAATCGGCAGCGCAACGTCCGGCACTCCCACACCTTCTGACGTCATGATACCGACGAGCAACGCAGGCTGCTTGATCGTCCAAAGGCCGGCCTTGGAAGGATCGACCTCGACCCAGTACAGCGGCAATTTCCAGTCGGCAGGAATGTTGGAAAAGCTGATAGGCATTGTGGCCTCCTAGAGGAGAAGGGGATGGAAGTGACGACGACCTTCAGCGCGCCGTGGATTTCGGCGCGGCCTTCGCGGGCTGATGCGCGGGTTGCGAGGGCTCGGTGAAGCTGAAGGTGAGCGGGGCCGAAGAGACTTCCCCGGAATGCACCAGCACCGGCACGGTGTCTGGGTTGATGAAGAGCGACGGCTTCACTCCAGTCGTCACTTCGGTCGCGGAGACGAACGTGGTCGGCTCGTCGTAGTCACCAAATTTAATGACCGTTTCCTTGGTGAAACCCGTGCCGATGCACGACATCACGATATCCGCCGTCGATCCGGCGACGGCGGTGTTCGGAGAGAGGGCAGTGAGCTGCAACGGCAGAACGATGGGATGTTCTGGTTTTTCTCCTGACGGAGGCTTCGGCTTGCCGTCCTGCACGGCGTCCTTGATAAAGCGCGTCGCTGACTGCTGACGCGGGTTGAGAGATTCATTAACCGGGGCTGGATCGCCCTCCGACGCCGGCCCATCGATCCTCACCGACCCATCTGCAATGCGCCGTTTGGTGAAACTGTCGTTGGGCCACTCGACGCCTTCATTGAGCCCGCTGCGGAAACGGATTTTGTTGGGGTGGCGCAACACGGCCCGCATGTCCTCGTTGGCCGCGAAGACCTTGATTGTCCTCGGCGGTCCGTCGATCACACGCAACCGGCGTTGACGCGCCTCACGGATGGCCTTGCGCGGATTCTCGGGGCGCTGCGTCTGAGGCTTCGCTTCGGTCTTCACATCGACCATGGCTCTATTCCTTTTGCTGGAGTGGCTGTGGTGCTGGAGGCGGGTACGGTTCGAACACGTATTCCGCGCCGGTCTGCAGACGCGCGGCCATTTCGTCCGGCGTATCGCCCGGCTTGACGCCGGTCCGCACGCCGATTTGAAGCAGTTCGTCGGTGATGATTGGCGCGTAGTCGGCGCTGTACTTGACCGTCGCCTCGTACTGCATCTCGGCAATCGGCGTTTCGTTGTCCTTGCCGGCATTGCCAAAGACGTGACGGCGCGTGCCGCGCGAGACACCTTCAATCCGCACGTTGTCGGGATTGCCGACGCCGCCCGGATAGGCACGGGTATCAACGAAGTTCGTCATGTAGGGATCACGCCACAGCGTGTTCATGATCGCCCAGAACGCCGCGTCGAGTGACGCTTCGCTGGCGACCGGATCGTTGTTGGCGATGATGACCGAGAAGCCGAGCTTCAAATAATGGGTGAAGCGAATCTCGCCCGCGTTCAGATCACCGTCCGGCGTCATATCCTCGTTGACGAAGTAGACGCCGATGTAAGGAATGTTGGCCGTCACAACCGGCAGCGCTTTGCTCTTGCGCGCGGTAAAGCTGCCGAAGAACGGAGCCGCCACCAACTTGGCGAGAAACATATCGCGGATGATGAAGCTGTAGCTCTGCACCTCCGAAATCGTCGGAGGCGGCTGAACTCTTTGCGCGACGGTCACGATGGTCTTGCCGTCACGACCTTGCGGATCACCAGCGTGGTCTCGCCGCCGCCATTGGCTTCCGTGTTCATCACTTCGAACGTGCCGAGATCGGGGCCGCCATCCGGGTCGAACGGAATCTGGACTTGGTCCAGTTGCTCCGGCACGACAGAGAACTCGGCATCGAGCACGTCGAGGATAGTCTGCTGGTCAGAGACAATCGAACCGTCTTCCGCCTGCACATCGATGGGGCGCGTGTCGTAAATTCCGCGCGCGGTGTAGGACGGCATGCCCGGCTGCGACGCCAGCGGGATGACGGTGATCGGGCGCGCGAACATATCGAAGTTTGGCAAGTAGACCAGCGTCGAGAAATTCACCGCCATGTGCACGCCTCCTTCACCATCTCGATCATGCGGTCCTTGAGTTTTTCGAACAGCTCGGGGCGCAGGATCGGCTTGGGCGTGCCAGCGGCATTGCCGCGACCGGCCGCGATGATCGCGCGTCGCCTGATGGCGTTGCCGCCCCTGAGATTCTTTTTCCGTGGCAATTGCGAACGCGGATAGATCGTGGTCGAGACCGACAACCCGCTGCCATCAACCTTCGGAAAATGCCGATGCATGTCCTCGGTCTGCCAATCGACGAAGGTCTTCGTCGTCTCGGTCTGCAAGTCCGCGATGTTCTTCGTCAGCTCGTCGAACTGCTTCAGCATCGCGTCGGCATCGACTTTGATTTCGAGCACGTCAGACCCAGAACCGCGTGTACTGCTGAAGCAGCGACTCGACGGCTGACGGCAAACCGGCTCCCGGACCCGTGGTGTTGCCGCCGCGCTCCCCTGATGTCGGCGTCTGGAACATGACGCGCGCCTCTTTGTGCGCGATCATCCGCACGCCGGTCACTTGCACCATGGCGAGCTGCGCTTTCCAGTTCGCAGACAAAAGCGTCAGCGCCTGCTTGAGCGGCCAAGGCGCGTCGTCCGGCAGATCGAACCCGCCCGTGTAGGTGACGACGACCGGCTCCGCGACATCGCTGAAGATCGACAGCTTGCCAGTCAGCTCCTCCAGCTCGTAATCCAGCCGGACATTGCCCGCCGTGGTGACGCTCTGAATGTCCTCGGCGACAACCGGATAGTGCGTCAGGTACAGCCGGCGATTGACCAGATCGCGCCACGACTCCTCGACTTCCTCCTTGGCAAACACGCGGTTGCAGAATTCTGCAATCGTCAGCGAGTTGGCCGTGATCAGCCATTGCCACTGGGCATCGCTGGCGGGCGTGCCGGTCGGAGCGCCGAGCGCGATCTTCAGTTCGTCGAGCGTCATCAGATCGAATTCGGTCGCTGGCGTGATGATGTTGACGGTGACGTCGGCCATCGCACTATCTCGCCTCGAATCGGTACTGTTCGAAGAACGCGCGCATCGGCAGCGGTTCGCCTTCACGACCGTCCGCCATCACCGGCACCGCGATGAAATTTTCGGGATCGACATTCCACTTGACGATCATCGGCGCTGGCGCTGCTTCGCCTCGTGCGCCCTGAACGCCGCGCTCGCCCTTGTCGCCGCGCTTGCCTTGGCTCGCAATCAGTTGCCAGCCGTCGCCCGGACACGGGCCAGGGTTGTCACGCTTGGCGATGAAGCTGCCGCCGTTGAGGGCAACGATGTCCAGCGAGCGATAGGTCGCGCTGGCGTCGAACAGACCGCGCACTTCCGGCGAGATGCCATCCAAGCCGGCGCGCGCCAGACAGACCCAGTCCTTGCTCTTGCCCGGTGCGTCGGCGGTGTCGCGTTGCGCCTGATAGGTCGCGCCGTTGGCGGCCACGACGTCGTTGGCGTAATGGACGCCCGGCTCCCAGATTTTGACGCCCGGCAGCGCGCCCGTCAGGCCGCGTTCACCGCGCTCGCCGGGTTGTCCGGGCTCACCTCGCGCTCCCGGCACGCCGGTCTCGCCACGCAATCCGATTTTGCCGGTCTCGCCTTGCAGGCCGCGCTCGCCACGTTCCCCGCGCTCGCCCTTGATCGAGAGGCCGGGCTCACCGCGCTCGCCCTTGTCGCCCTTCTCGCCACGTTCACCACGCTCGCCGGCATCACCCTTGACGCTGAGTCCGGGCTCTCCCTTCTCGCCACGCTCGCCGCGCTCGCCTTGCAGGCCTTGCTGGCCCCGCTCACCGGACATGCCGACGAGGCCCTGCACTCCCGGTTCGCCCTTCTCACCGCGTGGCCCGGCGTCGCCGGTCTTGCCGATGGAGCCGGGCAATCCGGGAAGACCGCGTTCACCGCGCTCACCACGGTCGCCCTTGAGCCCCATCGCGCCCGGCTCGCCGCGACCACCGACCGCGCCGGGATCACCACGTTCACCACGTTCTCCGGCATCGCCCTTCATGCCTACCGCGCCGGGTTCACCGCGCTCGCCTTGCGGACCCATCGGTCCGCATTCGCCGGCATCGCCCTTGTCACCTTTGTCGCCGGGATCGCCTTTTTCGCCCTTCTCGCCGGGGTCGCCCTTGTCACCCTTCTCGCCGTCTTTGCCGTCCTTGCCGTCCCGGCCGGGATCGCCGTCCTTGCCGATTGCCCCGTCAAGGCCGCG